TCACATGCACCCGCAGGTAATATTTCACGATGTTGTTTGGGTAAACGCGACACCGCCTGTGGATTACATTGGAGATATGCAACAGACGACGATATGACTTCTGGCGTATATCAATTATACGATTTAGAAAATGAATAGGAGGAACGAATATGGCATTTAAAGATGTTTTAACAAATTTGCTCGGCGGCAACTCTGGTTTCGCTGTAGTGAAAAATCCCGATGAGGCTATCGATATGGATGTTATTGTCGATGAAGACCTCACACCCGAAATGCTTGAAGAATTATCTAACGGCAAAGGAGATGATGAATAATGGCTTACACTAATAGCCCTTTAGTTGATTACACACTTATTTCTCCAAATAGAACCAAGAACAGAAATCACGCTATTGATACAATCACAATCCACTGTGTCGTAGGTCAGTGTTCTGTTAAAACTCTTGGTAATGTGTTCGCACCTACATCCCGTCAGGCATCTTCCAACTATGGTATTGGTTTTGACGGTCAGGTTGGTATGTATTGTGAAGAGAAAGACCGTTCTTGGTGTACTTCTTCTGCTTCCAATGACCATCGCGCTATCACTATCGAAGTTGCTTCCGACACTAAGGAACCTTATGCAGTAACCGAAGCAGCTTACAATTCTTTAATCGACCTCGTAACAGATATTTGTAAGCGTAACGGTATTAAGGAGTTAAAGTGGAAAGACGACAAGAGTTTGATTGGTAATGCAAGTGCACAAAATATGACAGTACATAAATGGTTTGCTAACAAATCTTGCCCCGGCACTTTCCTATATAAGAGACACGCTCAGATTGCAGCGGAAGTAAATAAGAGATTAGGTGTAACAACTGTTACGAAGCCCACAACTTCTACAACTACAACCACACTAAAATTTAATAAAGGCGATATTGTTCAGTTTGCTGGTGGCAAACATTACAAGTCTTCTACTGCTTTGACTGGTTCAGCAGTTAAGGCTTCTAAGGCGAAAATCACAGCTATCTCTACAAACGCCAAACATCCTTATCACCTGCGTGCAGTTAATGACGCGGGTGCTTTTATTAGTGGAGTATATGGTTGGGTTGATGCAAGTACCGTTTCTGCGGCTGCCACAACTAAGCCTACAACTACCACAACTACTACGAAACCCTCTACAACTGTAACGACAACTACTTCCAAAATTGTTAAGGGAACTATTGTGTCTATTGTAAAGGGCGCTAAGTATTATAACGGTGCTACGGTGCCGAGTTGGGTTCGCGCTAAGAACTGGATTGTTAAAGAGAACCCCAGTGGAGACCGCGTTGTAATCGACAAGTCTTCGGACGGCAAGAACTCTATTTGTAGTGCTATCAGCTCGAAGTATCTCACCATCGTTTCTGGTGGTTCTACTTCGACTACTACAACCACTACAAAACCCGCCACTCCTACAACTACCACTGCTACCATCAAAAAGGGTTCTAAGGTAAAGGTAAAGAGTAGCGCAAAAACATATACAGGCGGTAAACTTGCTTCGTTTGTATATAAGACAACCTATACGGTTCTTGAGGAACCCAAAGGCGATAGGGTTGTAATTGGTCTTAACGGTCAGGTTACTGCTGCCGTTAATAAGAAAGACCTTACACTCGCGTAATTTTAAAGGAGGTACATTATGGATATTATTACTGATTTCATCTCTGCATACGGTGTTGAGATTATGTATGCAATTCTTACATTCATCGCTGGTTGGCTCGGTACTGTTATTAAGAAACTCGCTACAGAGTGGTTTAATAATAAGACAAAACAGGATGTTGCTAAGACTTGCGTAAGGGCTATTGAGCAGATTTATAAAGACCTTCACGGCGAAGATAAACTCAATAAGGCTCTCGAAGCCGCTTCTGAGATGTTGATGACCAAGAACATTACTGTTACTGACATCGAACTCAGGATGCTTATTGAGGCTGCTGTAGCCGAATTCAATGATGCCTTCAACAAGACTACAACTACTGACAACGCCGACGCTCCCGCAGAGGCATAATTAGAAGTTGCAAGGGTGCTACTTAGCGGTGGCACCCTATTATTGATTGGAGGTGATATGATTGAAAGGACTTGACGAATTTTTAAATATTTTCGGTGATATCACCGTACTACAAGTAGTTGAGCTTATTCTTGCAATCGTGTTCTTATGGGGCATTTATAAGCAAGTGAAAAAGCACTTTGATAATAAAGCAAAAGAGGCTTTAGAAAAAGCCGAGGCTGAAAAGATAAGAGATGCAAATATCAAAGAAGCGCTTGATGCCGTACATAAGTATCCTCAGTATCGTCAACAGAGTATTGACATTCAGCATAAACTTGAAAGTCAAATTCAAGAGCTGAAAGATTTACACAAAGACACCGTTACACAACTCAATACTGTGAGCGAAACCGTACATCGTATGGAAGAAACAGAAACTCGCAGAGAGCGTAATAAGATGAGAGACACTTTATTGCAAAGTCATCGCTACTACACCAATCCAAAAACAAACCCCTCTGGTTCTTGGTCACGCGTAGAGTCAGAAACATTCTGGGAACTCTATTCGGAATACGAAGCAGCAGGAGGCAACGGATATATGCACACGGATGTCGTGCCTGCAATGAAGTTGCTTAAGGTTATTGATATTGGTGAAGAATAAAAATTAAGATGGAGATTGACCTTTATTGGTTGGTCTCCATTTTTTTGCGCGACGACCTTTTAAACCTATGCCACGCCCTCACAGTTAGTTTCTGACGCGAGTTTCGGGCTTAGGCAGGTAAGTTGTAGGCTAATTAGAAAACCCCTAAAAACAGCCTTAAAACGCGTTTTACGGGGTGTTATTATTTGCACATTTTCTAATGTTTTAAAGTGCAATTCTTGCACATTTACAAGGGCTCCAAAGTGCAAAAATGACACTTTGAATAATGTTTATAATTATAGACAAAAAGTCGGTTTTTGTTCATAATTATTGACATTATTATTAGGGTAAAAAGAAAGGGCTACAAGACCGAAGTCTCATAGCCCTTAACTGTGTGATTAAATGAATACCGAAATATTCAGGTCTAACCAATTATAAATTCTGTGCCTTGTAGAGTATGCGTAGAGATAAGTCTTGGCTTGACTTAAATCTATTGAGAACTCTTGTGCTTTGACGAAATTACTTTTTCCTACTTTCGTTAATAGCAGCCTGAGCTGCTGCAAGACGAGCAATCGGCACACGGAATGGTGAGCAAGATACATAGTTGAGGCCAATCTTGTGGCAGAATTCAACTGAAACAGGGTCGCCACCGTGTTCACCACAGATACCGTAGTGAAGGTTCTTACCACTTGCCTTACCCTTAGCAACTGCCATTTCCATAAGAGCGCCAACGCCGTTCTGGTCAAGCTTTGCAAATGGGTCGTTTTCGAAAATCTTGCTATCATAGTAAGCTGTAAGGAACTTACCAGCGTCATCACGGCTGAAGCCGTATGTCATCTGTGTAAGGTCGTTTGTACCGAAGCAGAAGAAGTCAGCTTCTTTAGCGATTTCGTCAGCTGTGATACATGCTCTTGGAATTTCAATCATTGTACCTACTTCGTAAGCGAGTTCTACGCCTGCTGCTGCGATTTCAGCATCTGCTGTTTCAACAACAACTTTCTTAACGAACTTAAGTTCTTTGATGTCGCCAACAAGAGGAATCATAATTTCAGGAACAAGGTTCCAATCTGCATGAGCTTTCTTAACGTTGATTGCTGCACGGATAACAGCCTTTGTCTGCATTGCTGCGATTTCAGGATATGTTACTGCAAGACGGCAACCACGGTGACCCATCATTGGGTTGAACTCGTGAAGAGATGCGATGAGAGCCTTGATATCTTCAACTGATTTGCCCTGAGCATCAGCAAGAGCCTTAATGTCAGCATCTTCTGTAGGAACAAACTCGTGGAGAGGTGGGTCAAGGAAACGGATTGTAACTGGGTTACCTTCAAGAGCTTCATAAAGAGCTTCGAAGTCTCCCTGCTGATATGGAAGAATCTTAGCAAGTGCTGCTTCTCTTTCTTCTACTGTATCTGAGCAGATCATTTCTCTGAATGCAGCGATTCTGTCTGCTTCGAAGAACATATGCTCTGTACGGCAAAGACCGATACCTACAGCA